ACTCCGCGCATTAGGAGTTCGCAATGTTATTTCCCAAAGCAAAGGAAACCTGTCGGCTGCCAAGTGGGTAGCAGATGGCAAGTGGAAGGAGAAGCCGAAGGGCCGTCCTACCAAAACATCACAGGCCCAAGAACGCGCTCAAAGAGAGGCTGCTGCACAAGAAGCTGAGGCTGATTTGAGACGAGTTATTCCCTTCCGAAAGGAGACATAAATGGCAAAACTAGTGCTTGCTACCCTTTCGTCTGGGTACTTGGATGTAGACAAGCTCAACGCAAATCTAACTGCCATCATGGAATGGTCGGACACAGTTCTATCAAGAAATGGGGCTCTTCCAAACCAAATGGAAGCAGATTTTGATTTGAATGGGCATTCCCTAATCAATTTGTCTCCAGGAGAAGAAGAGGACAATTTAGTCACTTTTGGACAAATGCAAGACTACATCCAAGCGGTAGGGTCAGGTCTGCTGGTTCAAAACATCCAAAGTTTTGTAGCAGCGGTAGGGCAAACTGCCTTCACTATCTCCGGAGAGTACCGTCCAGAAACCAATAACCTAGCAGTCTACGTAAATGGTATTCGTAAATTCCCCGTAGTTGATTATGTGGAGACCAGTTCAACTGTTTTTACGTTCAATTCTCCTTTAGTGGGTGGTGAAAATGTTCGCATTGTCCTCACGGAATTTTTGGGAACTGTGGACCTGCCTACTCATACGCATACGTGGACTCAGATTACCAACAAACCTGACACAGCTACCCGTTGGCCTACTTGGGGAGAAGTGACAGGTAAGCCCTCTACCTTCCCCCCAGATGCTCATCAACATTCCACGGCTGACATTACATCTGGTTCTGGTCTGGCTGATGCTCGTCGCGGAGTGTGGGTCCAGGCCGCTCAACCCACTGCTGGTAGAGTGGGCGAACTATGGTTCTGGTGACCTATGACCATGAAACGCTGGGATGGAGGGACATGGACAGACATTGCCACGGCAAAGCGATGGAATGGAACCTCGTGGGTAGATTTAACAATTGCAAAGCGGTGGGACGGGGCTTCTTGGGTTGACATCCCTCTTCCTGGAGGGGGAGGCGGTGGTCTATCTGCGACCGTGAATCCGGCTGCTGTTGAAGAATCCATCTTTGATAATGCTAGCGCCCCACTGTTCAGGCAAATGACTACTGACCCAGTGACAGTGACTTCTACGGGAGGGGCTGGAGCTGGACCAACGTATCAATGGACGAGAATTTCCGGAAATAGTGCTATATCGGCAGTTTCTCCTACTTCTGCTACCACCACATTTACCGCAAATGTTCCACGAAATAGTTTCTATAGTGCTACGTTTCGCTGCACAGTAACTAGAGGAGTGGATAGCGTGCAAATAACAGTTACGGCCTCCTTTGAACGAGAAGACATTGGACCTGTCTGATGACAAAAGATGAACTGAGAGAGATGGCCGAACAAGACTTAGAGGTCTTTATTCGGCTGCTCGCCCCACATCTGCTCCTCAGTGAATGCCATGTGGACCTAATCCATTGGTGGCAAAGCAGCACTAGGAAATTAAACAATCTAGTGCTGCTCCCCCGAGGACATTTGAAGAGCAAACTAATCGCCTACAAGACAGCGTGGGAATTGACCAAAGACCCAACCTCGACCATTTTGTATGTCTCGGCGACTTCGGCTCTTGCTGAAAAACAGCTTCATCTTGTAAAGCGTATTCTGACCAGCGACAAATACATGTCATATTGGCCAGAGATGATTGCAAAAGAAGAAAATCGTCGGGAACTGTGGACTCAGAAAGAAATCGCTGTGGACCATCCTGCCAGAGCCAAAGAAGGAATCCGAGACCCTTCTATTAAAGCTGCCGGTTTGACTACTAACATCACAGGCTTCCATGCGACCAATGTGAAGTTGGACGACGTAGTGGTCCCAGGCAACGCTTACACAGAAGACGGGCGGCAGAAGGTAGCTAACCTGATTTCTCAGATTGCCTCAATTAAAGAGCCGGAAGCCATTATGGATTGCGTGGGCACTCGGTATCACCCCAAAGACCTCTACAACACTTTTATGAACCAAGTGTTCAAGGTGTATGACGAGGGCACCGGGGAGGTTTTGGAAGAACAGCCTGTATGGGATGTGTACCTACGAGTGGTGGAGACAGATGGAGAATTCCTCTGGCCTCGTGCTAGACGAGATGATGGTAAATACTTTGGCTTCAATCATACTATCCTTAGCCGTATCAAGGCGGAGTATGAAGATGTGGCGCAATTCTACAGCCAGTATTACAACAATCCCAATGACCCTAGCACACAGAGAATCAGTCGGGAGAAGTTTCAATACTATGACCCGAAGCACCTGAGAATCGAAGGAGGTAGATGGTATATCCATGACCAACCTCTAAACATTTTTGCAGGCATAGATTTTGCATTCAGCTTGGCTCGTAAGGCAGACAACACCTGCTTGGCCGTAGTGGGGGTCACCCCAGAGAAGAAATATTATGTCCTAGACCTCTACCGATTCAAGTCAGATAGAATCAAGGATTATTTCTCTGCAATCAAGACCTCTTACGACAAGTGGGGGTATAGAAAAATCCGAGCCGAAGTGACTACAGCTCAGCAAGTAATTGTGCGAGACCTGAAAGAGAATTACATCATGCCTCATGGCATGAATTTGATTGTAGATGAGTATCGCCCCAATCGTCACGAAGGAAGCAAGGAAGAGCGCGTAGGCGCAACCTTGGAACCCAAGTATGACAACCTACAGGTTTGGCATTACAAGGGGGGCATCATCAACGAACTGGAGGACGAGCTTGTTATGGCTAAGCCTCCGCACGACGACATTAAGGACGCACTGACGGCAGCCATTGATATTGCCGTAGCGCCTAGAGCTGTGAGGAGTTCAACCATGACCAAAGGTAAAGTGATTTACCATAACCGCTTTGGGGGTGTAGTTTGAGTACCCCTAAGCTTGGCGTGGCAGAGGTTTGTAAGCTCGTAGATAAAAGCAATCTGGCAGACCAAATCACCCACATGTGGGTGGAGGAAAACAACAATCGCCGAGGGTGGTTGGACCAGAAGCTAGAATTGCGAAACTACCTTTTTGCCACTGACACGTCTACCACGAGCAACAGCACGCTCCCCTGGAAGAATAAAACCACGATTCCAAAGCTCTGCCAGATTCGTGACAATCTTCATGCCAATTACCTGTCTGCCCTCTTTCCCAATGACCAATGGATGAAATGGGAAGCATACACGCAAGACGCGGCATTGAAGGAAAAGAGAGACGCCATCCAGGCGTACATGGAAAACAAGTGCCGAATGAGTAACCTAGCCACCACGGTTAGTCAGTTGCTCTACGACTTTATCGATTATGGCAATTGCTTTTTCGATACAGTGTACGTCAATGAAACCAGCACGAACCCCGACAGCGGGGAAACTATCCCTGGGTACATAGGACCTAAGCTGGTTCGCATCTCTCCTCTGGACATTGTATTTGATTCCAAGGCGGCTTCTTTTTACGACAGCTGGAAAATTACCCGAGCGATGAAAACGTTTGGGGAGCTGGCAGAAGAAGCAGAAATTTATCCGGAGATGCAGTACAACCGGGAAATTATCGCCAAAGCTGGTTTGTTGCGAGTCAATCCGTCATCTTATGGCCTCACGACCGAGGACCTGGATAAGCTGACGGCCTATCAACTGGATGGGTTCCAAACCTTCTCTTCGTATCTCACCAGTGGATACGTAGAGGTGTTGGAATTTGAAGGCAGCATTTATGACTACGAAACTGGCAAGCTTCATCGCAATCAAATCATCACTGTCATTGACCGATGCTGGGTGGTGAGGCAGATTGCAAATCCGTCGTGGCATGGTAAGAGTCTCAAAGGGCATGTTGGCTGGAGATTGCGCCCAGACAATGCCTACGCCATGGGTCCTCTGGATAATCTAGTGGGAATGCAATATCGCATTGACCATCTGGAGAATCTGAAGGCCGATGCTATGGATTTGGCAGTGCACCCGCCTCTGGTGATTGCCGGCAACGTAGAAGAGTTTGAGTACGCTCCAGGGGCAGAAATTGAACTTCAGGAGGGCGGCACCATCACGGAGCTTGGCAAGAATCTGAACGGCGTTATTAGCGCCGAAAACCAGATTGCCATGTACGAGCTGAAAATGGAAGAGATGGCAGGTGCCCCTAAGCAGGCCATGGGCATCCGTACTCCAGGAGAGAAAACTGCCTTTGAAGTGCAGACTCTTGAAATGGCAGCTTCTCGCATTTTCCAAAACAAAATTCAGTATTTTGAAATTAACGGTTTGGAAGTGGCACTGAACAACATGCTGGAATTGTCTCGACGTAACCTGGATGGAGCTGACTTGATTCGGGTGATGGACGATGACCTTGGCGTTCTGGACTTTTTGGAAGTGACCAAAGAAGACATTACCGCCTCCGGTAAATTGCGCCCTATTGGGGCACGCCATTTCGCACAGCAGGCTACCCTCATCCAGAATGTTCTGGGAGTGGTGAACAGCCCTCTGTGGCAAGACCCAGGGGTGCGAGTTCACTTCTCTGGAAAGAAGATGGCGGCGTTCATTGAAGACTATTTGGGTCTTGACCGCTTCGATTTGGTCATGGATAATGCCCAAGTTACGGAAAGCTACGAAACTGCCCAATTGACGAGCCAAGCAACGGAGGATGTGGAAGTGACCAACATGACTCCTCCCGAGGCTCCCGAACTTCCCGATGAGGAATAATGCTAACTGATTGGTACAGAGGTACTAAAGGGGAAGCTCAAAAGACGGAGCGTGCTAGAGAAGTACGCTCCTCTCTTCCCACACTCAGGATTCTAAAATCCATTCTGGAGGGAAAGCTTGAACAGCTAGAGCTGGACCACGCTAAGAAAGACAAATATGACAGCCCAAGCTGGGCTTATTTACAAGCCGATTATGTGGGCAACAAGCGTTGCCTCCAAGAAATTATCCAACTGCTGACCAGCGTAGAGGAAAAACATGAGTGAGATTTTTGACGACAAGCCGGTTAATGACCATATCCCGCCTGTCGATACCCCGCCCCCGTCCGCCATCCAACTGCCCGACTCGGTAAAGGCTCTGGTAGGTGAGGGCAAAAAGTACGCAACCGTGGAACAGGCTCTTGCAGCCCTGCCACACTCTCAGGAGTTCATTGAGCAGCTAAAGGCTGAGAATGCGCAACTGCGAGAGCAGGCGGGCCGAGGAGTCGCCCAAGAGGAAGTGTACGCAATGGTTCAAGACTACCTGAAACAGCAGCAGCCGACCGTTGCTCGCGTGGAAGAGGGTGATATTGCACAAGTCGTGGACCGTGCCTTGCAGCAGCGTGAGTTGACCCAGAAGGTTCAGCAGAACGAGGCTGAGTTTAAAAAGGCGATGCAAACTAAGTTTGGTGAAAAGGCCAAGGATGTGTTTCTGGCTGGTGCTCAGGAGTTGGGCATGGCCGTTAAGGATTTGGAAACCCTAGCCCGCACCAATCCCAAAGCAGCCCTGAAGCTCCTTGGAGCCGAAGGACAGTCCGCTGCCCCGCGTCCAACGACTCCGGGCAGTGTAAATACTGGCGTGCTTGCCGCCCAGCGTAGCGCAGACCGAGACCCCGCATTGGATAAGTCCATTATGTTCGGGGCCAAGACCTCGGATGTTATTGCGAAGTGGCGAGCCGTCGCACCCAAATCTGAATAAGGAGATGTAAATGCAAACTTCCTTGAATACTGTGGCCTTTATCGAGGCTCAGCAGTACTCGGACTTCATCCTGGCCAACCTCCATGATGGACTGCTGCCGGAAACGTTCTATCGCAACGTTACCGACTTCCCGAACGGCACTACCCTGAACATTAAGGTCGTTGGTTCGGCCACTGTCCAGGACGTTGAGGAAGATAAGGCGATTTCTTACTCGCCCATCGATACCTCGACCGTGACCCTGAGCATCACTGATTACATCGGTGACGCCTAAACTACTGGGCGTGTAAAATCTCTCTAAATAACGTGGAGGCGTGAGCTGACACGAGAGAAAGCAGACGGATTAACAGGGAAGCATCCCATGAAAAATGTCAAATACTGGGCTGGATTGTTCGACTCCGATGGGAGTTTTGACATCGACCCCACTAAGCGAGAAAACGGCTCTTATTACATAAATGCTAGAGCCACCCTCTACCAAAAGAATCCTGCCCCCCTGGAGCTGCTCGCAGCCGAATACGGGGTAGAAATAAAGCCTTCCAAGAATTGCTTTTGCGTGTCTCTGCGGGGGAAAAATGCCCGCATGTTCATTCAGGAAATTAAGCAGCACTTGGTTATTAAGCGCAATGTAGCAGAATTTGTCTTATCAGTGGCCCAGACCACGGTAGCAGACATTAAGGCCCTTCGTCAGGAAGTGAAGAATGCCCGTGCTACTAGAACAAGCGAGAAAGACTTTCCTTCTCGTCGCTGGATGGCAGGCTATATAGATGGAGATGGTTGCATCCACTCCTCCTATAGGAAGCGAGATGGAAATTTGGAATTCAAGCTGGCAGTGGTTAGCCATGAATCCCAAAACGCTGGCCTACTTCTTATGCAAAAAGCTTTTGGTGGAATTATTACGGAACAGCGCGATGTGCGCAAATGGTCCGTAACGCTTAGTGTTACAAAAGGTAAGCAAGTGCTAGAGTTCTTCACGCAACATTTGTTGATGAAGAAACAGCAAGCAGACCTAGTTTTGGACTGCCTCCGAACCGGCAAACACCTTCTGAGAAAGGGAGCCACCCCGGAGGGGAATCTAAGGATTCATAAAACACTCCAACAACTAAAGCTACTCGCAACGACTAAATGAGAGAACCCTTCGGGGTAAGTTATAGTCTAGTGCATTACTATGCACTTGGGTACATCACGGACGTGCTGCGTCAGGATGGTTCGCAGATTGAGCAGCTTCATGCCATGCGTGGTATGGAATCCACCCGCGCCATTCAGGAAAACTTTGAATCGAAGTTCCTGTATGTGGCTGGTGTCACTGCCCAGACTGCCTCCAACACCAATGCCGTTAACGGCTTTGCTCACCGCTGGGTTGCTGACTCGGCTGCCAACGACACGCATGTAGTGGGTCTTCAGGACTTCATTGAGATGAAGCTGTCGTTCGATAAGGCGAACGTGCCTCAGCAGGGCCGTATCTGCCTTGTAGACCCGGTGACGGAGGCCGCTCTGAACAAGCTGGCAGCCACCTTCAACGTGGACCGCAATCCGCAGTTCCAGCAGCTCTTGGAAGAGGGCTTCGCCAAAACCAACAAGTTCCTGTTCAACCTCCTGGGTTGGGATATTTGGACCTCCAACCGTCTGGCCCGTACTCCGGCTGCTGAAACCATCACCGGCCCGTCCGGTGTGGCTGAAACCAGCGCTGCCGGCTATGTCGCCAACGTGTTCATGAGCGTTCTGGATGATAGCACCCGCCCCATCATGGGCGCGTGGCGTCAGATGCCCTCCGTGGAAGGTGAGCGTAACAAGGATTTGGCTCGTAACGAGTACGTCACTCGCGCTCGCTTTGGTTTCGGTCGCCAGCGTCCGGAAACTCTGGGCGTCGTGCTGTCGCACCCGACCAACCACTAATCTGAAGGAGGATTAGGATATGACTAAGCAAGTCGTTAACGGCGTCGCCAACTACTACGGCCCGCGCCATCGTTACGAAGGTAACGGCGGTGTGGAAGGTGGTCGCGACGACACCCGTTTCCTGGTGCTGGATATTTCCGGCTCCGACTACCTGACCGCCCAGGCTACTCTGCCTGCCGGTGCTACCATCGTGGGCAATGCTCTGGTGGAAGTGCGAGAGGCGTTTGCTCTGGGCGGAACCACCCCAGTGATTAACGTCGGTGTGTCGGGTTCGGAAGGAACCAATCGTCTGGCTCAGATTTCTGAGGCTCAGGCGGAAGCGCTCGGCACCTATTCGATTGCCTCGGCTGGCACTCTGGCGGTGAACACTCCGCTTGCCGCTGCCGCGACCATCAAGGTGGCTCTGGGTGGCACCACGCCGACCATCACGGCGGCGGGTAAGCTG